ATGTGCTGTCCGTAGATGTTCCAGCGGCTGGCGGGTTACTAAAGACTACAGTGGTATTTGCGTCTAATTCGATCTCAAAGACGTTAGCGTTTTCGCAATCCAGGGTAGTCGTATAGTTAGTTCCGAATATGTCGTAACGCTTCAGACCGTGGTTGCCATTGGCGGTTTGAAAAAACGCCGTACCGTCAGGCTTGCCCACCATGTCCCAAATCTGATTGCTCCCGTTGTGAGCGTTAGTAATTGAGCTATCAAAAGTCGCCGTGCTGATGTCATAGGCGGTCGATAGGTTGTAGACGTAGATTGCGAGGTTATCTGTCACGGCCCACTTAGTGCCATCCGCATTGAAGAAATTACCCTGCAAACGGCCGTTGGTTGGCTCTGACAAAGTGATTGCGTTAGAGCTAGACCGGGAAGTGCTGCCATACAGGTCATACGGCACATTTATCACTGTCTGCCTAACAGCCGTTGCGTTGGTGTTAAAGGTGTAAAGAACAGTGCCGTCATCATTCCAGCGAGGGAACCCTTCCCCGCCAGTGCTGAAGCTGCCGTCATAACTGGCAGTGCTCAAATCAAAGGGAGTTGTTAATGACCATTGGTGCATATGCTTCCAGCCAGCGCCAATAGAATATGGCTGGTCGTGTAAAAACTTGGTGCCGTCATCATTAAAAGTGAAGCCCCTGACGAGAGCGTTGCTGACCGAGCCTCCGACGTTAAACGTGGCGGTTTGAGACGCGGTGGTGAGATCATAAGGAGTGGTCAGCGTAATCTCGTAAACAAAAGCATTGGATCGCCCCAGAAACGCCTTAGTGCCATCGTTATTAAAAGCCAGGCCAACCTGAGTGTAGTTCCATGTAAACGCGCTATTGGTTGTAACAAGATCAAACCTAAAAGGGTCGGTAGCGCCAACACTGGAAACTTTCTTGAACGTCTCGTTGTAGCTGTCGACCAGCAGTTCACCAGAGATATCAACATCACCCGTGTAGCTGGTGCCGACCTTCGTGGCGATGTCAGCTTGCACGCTACTGAATTGAGACTGGATGCCCGAGGTAACGCCGGATAGATAGTTGATTTCTGTCGCGGTCGCAGTGACTCCAGTGATCTCCGAAAAGCTAACCTGACCGTCAGCCAGGACACCACTGCTAATGATGTCAGCAAAATCTCTTGCCCTGCTCATATTCTTACTCCGGTTTGGTAGGCCAGGTTATGGTGTCTGGGAATCCGGACTGTGCCGGCACATCGCGCAACGCCTGGCGGTAAGAGGCCATGTCGGCGTCCACCGCCTCAGAAAGCTCTAACGCTTTAATAACAACCCAGTCTGTTTCCGAAAGGAGCGCATCTCTCTTGGCGCGCTCCACTACGGCTAGATTTGCTTTACGAGTTGCAATGTCCTCGGCTGAATCCGCAACGACCGCCTTTACAACAATCACCCGCTGATTCTCTGCGTCGACAGTCAGCGTCTCATCGCCGTAGTGCTGGTCAAGCTCCAGCGCCGGGGATTGATCTTCTTCTGGCCACCAAGCTGCGTCAGCAACCCCTAGACCGGGATCTGTCCATGACAAGTCGGAAAGTGCGTCCTGATCGACGCCCAGGAGAAAGCCTGGCACCGGCTCTCTAACAGCCACGCCATTCTCTACTTTGATCATTTCGGATTTACTCCGTTAGGTTATAAGCGAAATATTGATAATTTGTTCCAGTTGCACTGGTAACAAAATTATCGCCATCAAATACCAGATTAAACGTGCCATGCTGATTCCATTGACGCTGGTTCGTTAGCGTCTTAGGGACGCCGCGACTAAACCATGTCGAGCATTGGCCATCCGAGTAGTGCTGAACCCCCTTAAACAGATACCCATGTTTGTAATCCTTTCCAAAAACGTCATCCCAGGACACGGAGGTTGTGGAAAGAAATACACCACCAGCGTTGTATCTAATGTCGTTGTCATATGCTCGCCAAATAACCCGCCCATACAAAACAACGTCGCTGCCCTCATAGGCTTGATTCCGCATAGTGAGGTCTTTGCCGCTAAAATTAAAAACCTGGCGGTTTTTGCGATAATTGAGCGTTCCGAAGCCTCCGCCTACCCAAGCAAAACCAATCGCTTCAAAATTTAATGTGGTGGTTCCGCTGTCAGGTAAAGACCGATCGCGGGGCATCATAAAGCCCATTTCATTGCCCGGCTGGAGGCTGTGTGGTCGCAGTTGGAGTGAGGTTCCCGCTACTGAACAGTAATCATAAAGCGTCCTTCCTACGACGGTCATGCCATCCCAATTCGTGCCCGTAGGAATGTTTTTTCCGCCCGAACTGCCATATTGCAAATGATACTGAAACGTGTCGATTTGCTCGTTTACCTGCTTCCAAACCGGAGCTTCACCGCCGCCCCCGGCAGGAGGGTTTGCTAAAGGGTTCCCGAGCGGATTGCCAAGCTGCTTAACAGGCATATTTAGAAGTCCATATATTCAGCAAAAAACGCCAGTCCATTTGAAACAGCATTGCCGCAACCAACATACAGTTCATCGCCGGCAGATAATCTCAGTGGCGTGGTTTCGGTAATTAGCTCAAAAGATCCGACTGTTGTAGCCGCGTAGGTGTAAACTGTCTGCGCCGCCGCTAACGCTGAGTCGATCTGGTATTTCGAGGTGCCGCTGTCTTTAGATAGCCACAGCTTTACATTAGAGGCGGATATACTGCTTTGCCTGGGCAGAAAGGTGATAGAAGTAACCAGGCACCCCTCAGATCCAGCCGTCAGCAACAATGATGTATTCGAGGGGGTGAGCGTGTTTTCGCTCCCGTAAGCAGAGGTCACAATCGCAACCGCTGTTTGCTGTGTCTGCGAAAAAGGCGCGGTGAATGTTTTAGCCATTTGTAAAATTCCTCAAGACTGAAATGAAAGGATTGCGGCCTGCACCGTGGCCAACGATTGAGCGCTATCAAGTTGGGTCTGAATATTGGATGTAACGCCGCTCAAGTGATTAATTTCTGCGGTAGTGGACGTAACGCCATCTAGGATGTTGAGCTCAGATGCAGTGGACGTAACCCCATCAAGGATGTTCAGCTACGCCACAGTAGAAGTAATGCCGGCAAGGGTGTTGATTTCCGATGTAGTAGCCGTAACGCCATCAAGGATGTTCAGCTCCGCCGCTGTGGCAGTTAGCCCCAGGTTAAGCAGCGCAGTTGCAGCGCTGGTTAAATCTGACAGGTTTGATGCTTTTGCCAGGGCGGTAGACACATTGAACGTGCCATACGCAACAATGGAAATCTGATCTCCAGAAACCGCCGCGCTACCCAGAACAACCGTAGATCCGTTGGATGCTGTAAAGTCAGTTTCCGCGAGCTTGATACCGTTCATGTAGACATCTACATAGCCGGGGTCGTAGGTAGCCGGGAAGGTGGTAGTGGATCCGGTATAAGAGCCAGAGCTGGTGCCAACCACATACTCTGCCCGATCAGCAGTTCCGTTTACGGATGAGCCGGCGTTTTGGAACCCGGAGCTCCCGTACACCTTCATAATGTTTGTGCTGGTGTCGAACCACAGATCACCAGTAGTCGGGCTTCCTGGCGCTGTCGCAGAGATAAAGTAAGTTTCTGCGAAACTGTTTACGTCAGTAATGTTCGTTGCGACGGTATTGACGTTAGCGATGTTCGTAGCGACCGTGCCGACATTCCCTGTAGTCGCATAATACTTGGCCGAGTAATCAACCCCGTCTACTGTCCCGCTAGTTTTTGTCGCCCAATCCTCTGCCAATGTGGCTGACGCAGACGCATTGGTTTCACTTGTGCCGGCGTTGGTTTCGCTGGTCGCCGCGTTAGTGGCGCTGGTCGCGGCCGCTGTGGCCGATCCTGACGCCGCAGTAGCACTGCTTGCGGCATTTGTCTCGCTAGTCGCCGCCGCCGTTTCACTCGCACTGGCGTTAGTTTCGCTTGTGCCGGCGTTCGTTTCGCTAGTCGCAGCATTAGTCTCGCTAGTCGCGGCGTTGGTTTCACTGGTAGCCGCCGCAGACTCTGATGCAGCGGCCGCAGTGGCGCTAGTAGCCGCGGCAGTCGCACTAGCCGCCGCATTGGTTGCGCTTGTGGCTGATGCGCTCTCACTTGATGCGGCAGCAGTTTCACTTGCAGAGGCATTAGTCTCGCTCGTGCCGGCATTAGTCTCAGATGTTGCCGCGTTGGCTTCACTGGTCGCCGCATTAGTGGCAGACGTAGCCGCCGCAGTAGCACTAGATGCTGCCGCGTTTTGGCTGGTTAATGCCGCCGCCGCACTTGCCGCCGCCGCAGTAGTGCTCGGTGTGATATACGCCAGGGCCGCGGCCTCTGCCGCAGCAATAATTACCGTCTCAGCATAGAGCTTAGTAGTAGCGTGTTCATTCGCAGTTGGAGTTCCTACGGGTACAGGGTCAGAAAATCCTTGGCCGGAAGCCACTGGCGCTGGGAGCTTGTCGAAGGCAGATTCAACGTAGTCATACCGGGTGTTGATGTCTGCGGCTCGCGCCAGCTCACCGGCCTGTAGCGCCGTCAGCGTTGGTACATAATTGTTAGG